ATGTTATCATAGTTCTATACTACTTGCCGAATAGCCCTAATTATGAGGATAGTAAATAATCCCTCTCGGAAAACACTAATTGGACGAGCTTTTAGGGAGCGTCATAAACATCCCTGCATGGATTGTGGAAAACCTATAACTGTCAATGCGATTAGATGTAAAAGTTGCGCTGCTAAAATAGTTAATTTGCCACGTAAAAAACAAAGGTTTTGCTTAGATTGTGGAAAATTATTATCACGAAATCGTGGTTTAAGGTGTCTTCGGTGTAATGCTAAGTCAAAAAGAAAAATTCAAAGATTAGATGGGAAATGCCAAACTGCACAAGGTTATATTAAAGTGGGTCAGAAAGAAGAACATAGAGTAATTTGGGAGCAATTTAATGGTTCCCTTCCAGAAGATTTTGTTGTTCATCATATCAATGGGAAAAGAGATGATAATCGTATTAAGAATTTGATAGCCTTGCCTAAAAATAAACACCATTATGCTTTATTGATGCAATCTAAGGATAAACGCATACAAGAATTGGAAGCTTTATTGAAACAACAAGGACAGTTAATTTGATTATCTTTTAGTAGTCTAGAAGTGAAATTTGACAGGGCTTGACAAGGTATGCTATACTATTCTCTTAGTATATCTAAAGGTGTAACCGCCGACTGAAAAGGCGGTTTTTTATTGAGATTTTATGGATGCAGAAAAAGAACCTCCGCCCTTATATCAAACTAACGTACATACTCTTACAAGGTCTATTCCTCCCTCTCATAATTCTCTTTTACAAACTATTAGATACTGGTTCTATTCCATTGGCGATAGTGATTTTTGTTTCGTACGAGGTTCTAGTCTTCGTAGACGCAATTATCTCAATTCGGATATTCGGTAGGCGATGATGTGGAATTATTCAATGGGCGGTTCTTTGGCAGGTTTGTCCTCAATATTGACCTGTATGACTTTGTGCGATTTAAGTTCCAGGGTAATTTCACGGCCTTTTGTTGGGAAATAGGGTTTATTCAGATTGCCGGATGGCGTTGTAATTTAGAAAAGGATATAGAGGAAGCTGTCAAGAAACGAGAATCTGAAAATCAAGTTATGTGGAACTAAACTATGAGGCTTACGCAAAAACAAGAGCAATTTGCGCTTTATTTATTCCAGGATATGCCTCAACGTGAAGCATATGTAAAAGCTGGCTATTCTGCTACTATGCTTCCTGCTACTATAGACCAAAATGCCTCAAGATTAGCAAGGAATAGCAAAGTTCTAGCAAGAATTAAGGAATTACGTCAAAAAGCGGAAACTAAAGCAATAATGTCAGTTCAAGAGCGGATGGAACGCCTATCGGAAATAGCTAAGCCTCGTCTAACAGACTTTATTGAGCTAGGCAAAGACGGCTCGTGGGTTAATATTGGCAAAGAGACACCCAATAGCGGAGCAATTCAAGAGATACATAGTCGAACTGAGTATGATGAGAATGGCGAACATCCTACAATTTACACCAGTGTTAAACTACACGACCCGGTTAAGGCGATTGACTTACTCAACAAGATGGACAGGATTTATGATGATAATCCTAAAGTTAACGTGAATTTAGATCAACGTTCTATTGTTATTCAAGTAGTCAGTGATAATGCTAAACAATTGACAGAACGTATTTTTAGTGGTGAAGGGACTGAAAAGCCGAATGGAACTAGTAACAACTTCAATTTACGAGAAGATAGCTCAAGCTTGGATAGATAAAAAACGGCATATATTTATAGAGGGCGGGACTGCCGCAAGTAAGACTTATTCGGTTTTGCAATTCTTAACGCTTGTAACACAACATACTAAATCCCCACTTATTGTTTCTGTAATTTCTGAGTCTGTTCCACATTTGAAACGTGGAGCGATGCGTGACTTCTTTAATATCTTAGGTGATTCATTTAATTCTAAAAATTGGAACAAGACAGATTCAATTTACATTTTTGGTCAAGGAAGGATTGAATTCTTTTCAGCCGATGAACCATCTAAACTACGTGGTGGTAGACGAGATATTTTATTCTGTAATGAGATAAATAATATTGCCTATGATGGTTATCGAGAACTTGACGCCCGGACTCGTTTATTAACAATAGCAGATTGGAACCCTGTCTCTGAGTTTTTCCTCTATGAGAATGGATTATTAAATAAACCTGATACGTGTTACATTCATGCTACATATAAAGATGCTTTGAATGTTTTACCCCCTGAAGTTGTAACGAATATTTAGGCAATGGGAGCTAATGACCCTAATTGGGCGCATATTTATCTTGAGGGTTTACTAGGCCGAGTAGAAGGTCTGGTTTACCCCTATTTTGAGCAGGTAAATGAAATCCCTGCCGGGGGACAGACCTTCTACGGCCTGGACTTTGGTTACTCTAACGACCCAACCGTACTGGTACGCTGTACAATCGATCAGGACAGGCTTTACTCGGAAGAGTTGATATATCAGACTGGACTTACCAATGATGCCATCGCTCATCGAATGGACGAAGTGGGAGTCAAGAGAAATCACGATGAAATCTTCGCTGACTCTGCGGAACCGAAGAGTATAGATGAGATTCATAAGTTTGGGTTTAATATCAAGCCCTGTCCCAAAGGTGCTGACTCCGTAGAGTTCGGACACCAGAAGATAAGGCAATTCAAGCAGTTCTGGACTAAGAACTCTCTCAACTGTATCAAAGAGCAGAGGAACTTCCGGTATATAGCTGACAAAGACGGCAAGTTTACGGATAAAACAACTCATACATATAGTCACGGACTCGATGCCCGGAGATATGCTTGTATTACTTATTTAGGTAGACCTAAATTGTTATATGGTGGAGCGTAAATGGGAATAAGAGATAACATAAGCAAGATATTCCGCTTACCGCAGCAAAAGAGTGCTGCTGTTCCCTTCCGGTTAGGTTATGGTGGGGTATCCTTTGAAAACCCCAATCCACAAGGGGTTAGTGAGGAAGAACTTTTAAGGGCTTATTCTAACGATCCCTGGCTGTACGCTGCGGGTTCCCGAATCTCCCAATCGGTAGCGGATACAAAGTGGCACCTATTTGAAATAGACAAGGATGGGGAGCGAAGCGAAGTTACCGATGAAGAGGATGAATTAAAGCACCTGTTGAATTATCCCAATGAAGCCCAGTCCGGCAATGACTTAATGGAGTTGGGTGAGGTTTTCCTACTGCTAATAGGTAAGGACTATTGGAGATTATCTAAAGAAAAGACCGGATGGGAATTGAATATTATACCTTCGGCCTGGACCAAACCGATATTAGATAAGACAGGTTTGGTGATAACGAATTACAGATATGAGCGGAACGGTATTAGAAAGGACTTCCCGGCGGAAGAGATTATACCCTTCGTGCATCCCAACCCGATTAGTCTATTAGATGGTATCAGCCCCACGCATCCTATTGCCATTGAACTAGCGGAACATAACTATGCTAGATTGTTTCAAAAGTACTGGTTCCTAAATGAAGCTGAATCTGGCGTCATTCTCAAGACAGAAGCTGCCGACCAGACTGAAGTAGACCGTATGGTATCAGCGTATGAGGCTAGACACCGGGGCTATGGGCGATCACACAAGGTTGATATATTCTCTGGCGTTACCGAGATTATACAAGGTGAATCCAAGCAGAAGGATATGCAGTACCCAGCCTTAATGGAATGGCTGCGTAAAGTTGAGCTAGGTTCTTTTGGCTTGCCCTATACGATTCTAGGTGGAACTGATATGGTTCAAAGGGGCAATGCGGAGGCTGCTCAATATACTTATGCTAAGTGGGTATTACACCCTAGACTAGAGTTTAGGAAGCGTGTTTTAAATAAATATCTAGTGCCTAAGTTCCTCGGCAAAGCTGGGGTAAGGCGGGAACTTGACTATGAAGATCCGACTCCTGAAGACCGTGCGGCCCTGGTTCAGGAGGCGGTGCAGGGTTGGAATGGTCAACTCTTTACTCGGAATCAGGCTCTCAAGATTCTCAAGTATGATCCACTTGAAGGTGATGAGGGCGAAGAATATAAGCAGGCTTCAACCAATCCATTTGAATCCTTTGGCAATGCTCAGGACACTAAAGAAGGACAGGACAGAGAGAAGGGGTATAGCGACCCAAAAGTTAAAAGCCTCTTTGATACTGAGGCGAAAGCTGAGGAGTACTGGAAGCGCTGGGTCAAGCAAGCGGAGTCCTTTGAGCCTAAGTTTATAGAATCTATGCAAAGAGTCTTCGATGATACCCAGAAAGAGGTTCTAGCGAATCTTAGCACAGCGACCACTAGGGATACTAAGTTATTCGATATTGGCAAGTTCAAAGAAAATTATGTTAAGAGCCTCAATCCCGTGATGTCTGAGATAATGGCATCGGCGATAAAGAACGGACGAGAGTTGATAGAGCCTACCAATCCTCACAAAGCGGGGATATTTGATTTGCTTAATCAGTTTGCCTTGAACTGGCTGAAGAACCGTCTTATTTGGGCAGCTTTAGAAGTAGGCAATGAGACTGAGGAGCTTTTAAGACAGACTTTAATTGATGGATTCTCTCAGGGTTTAGGCATACCTAAAATAGCTCAGAATATAAGACAGATACCAGGTTTCGCCGATAGAGCAAGGTCCCAAAGGATAGCTCGAACAGAAATTTTATCGGCTCACAGTCAAGGTACACTTGAGGGCTATAAGCAGAGTGGTAGAGTCAAGCAGGTCAAGTTCTATACGGCGATGGATGAGAGGACTTGCGAATACTGTAATAACTATCATAACCAAGTCTACAATCTGGGCGATGAGATGCCAATCCCTTTGCATCCCAACTGTAGATGCGTATATTTGCCGGTAGTCGAAATATGACAGGTTATTATTGTAAAAAGTGCAATTCAATGGTTAAGGCATTTTTAGTTCAATTCTTACATCCCCATCTTGGTATTAAAACCTGTTATGTCTGCTCTTTATGTGGAGCAATGGTTCATTTAGTCGATATTAAGGAGGAAGGAATCAAATGTTAAAACGTGCTGTGTTAATCTGCCCGAGGTGTAAAGAATCTGCTGAGTTCACTATTAAGGAAAGTGAATCTTTCCCGAACAAGTGCGACAAGTGCGGGTCAACCAATATTATGGTGACTCATCTGGTGACTCGTATTCGGGAGCCGGGCGAGGTTGAAGTCGAAAGACGCAATCGCCAGGCTATCGATAAGGCTGCCAAACAAGCTGCCGAAGGAATAGCCCAGACTCTTCTTAAAGTCTAAATTGTTCTAATCAAAGAAGTAGCGAGTATCGCGAGTTGGAGCAGTGGTTAGCTCATCAGGCTCATAACCTGAAGGTCGGGAGTTCGAATCTCTCACTCGCTACCAAAATAATATACCTCCAATAATACATTCTCAGTAACACAAGGGTAGGGTGAATCTATGCCAATTCAACTAATTGATTATGTCAAAGACAGCAAGATTGAGGATGGTTCTATCTTTAATGGTATGACGGTGCGTTTTGTGACTAAAGACGTGCTTTTTGACTTTGCCGGTATGAATCCCCAAGAGGCGGCTAATATGGATCCCGAAAATCATATTGGTATGCCAGACAATGAGGTTTGGCGGAATATCGATATTGATGAGAATCCTAAAGAGACTATTAACCACGAACTTAACGAGGACAGGGAATTAAAAGCGGGCCCTGTCTCTTATTGGGAAGTTCATACCGCATTACAGAAGTTAGAAGAGAACGAAGATCAGAATCTATCCGTGAAGACAGTGGAGGTTAAAACTATGCCTGATAAATTAGTCCAGAAGTTAGTAATTTGTGGCATTAAGGCGGTTGAGGGTCAAAATAGAACTCTTGAACTTACCGGCTCAACAGAGGACAAAGACCGTACCGGGGATACCATACGTCTTGATGGATGGCAGACTGAAAATTATATGAAAAATCCCGTCTTCCTATGGGCACATGATTATAAATCGCCACCCATCGGCAAGTGCCTCCGTGTCTGGACTGAGAACGGCAAACTGAAGTTCATAATCCAATTTGC